CTCCCCTGCTAAGGGAGTAGGCGTCTAAAAAGCGCGCGAGAGTTCAAATCTCTCCTTCCGCGCCAAAGTACCGATTTTAGCTGTTTTAAAGCTAAAATCGGTACTTTTTTATGATTTTCACCCTATTTTCTGCGTATTTTCAAAAAGCAAAAAATAACGTTATGACACGCTCTGTAACATAAAATTATTTCCCGTATGCTACATTGTATGCTACAAATTCAGCGCAATGCGAGGGGACTCCCCTATTTTTGCTACATGGACTTTATTTTCCGAAGCATAGAATCATAGACTTTTCGGTTCACAAGCGATAGTGTGTCCATAAGTTCATCAACAACCGCCCAAGCCCTTGCCGGATCTTTCCCGGCTACCGCAAGTAAAAACTCACTGTCCCCGTACTCGCCCACGGTAGCCGGTTCTGCGGTCACAGGGGCGGGAGCGCCGGAGTAGCAACCCACATACCTACCGCCGTCGCCCCGTTCCTCCTCCTGCATCTTGTCGCGTATCACATAAAGATCTGCCAGTTTGGCATAATTGGGATAGCTGGATTCCTCATATTCCAGCCGCGCTATCTCCTTGCGGATCTCGGCTTTATCCAGCATATCGCGCCTCCTTATGCCCGCTCGATCTGCTCCATGCAGCGGCGGATCGCTTCGCGGGTCTTATCGTCGTCCGCATCGCGCATCATATCGTCCAGCTGCGCGCGCATATGATCGCGGGCGTCTGTGCGGCTGTAGCGGCCCATTGCGTCGCGGCGGCGGCCACGGTAAGAGCTGCCCCGTCCATATGTACCGCGCATATCCGCCTCCCACTCGCCATCGCGGGAATAGCCGCCGTCTTCAGCCATCTCGATCTTGTATGTATTCTTGATGGAGCTCGTCAGCTTCTGGATCGCGTCCAGATCGCCCGCAGACATTTCGCGCTTGTCGGCGATTTCGTCAAGCTCTTTGCAGAGCATTTCACGCAGGTTTCTCAAATCGTACATATTGCATCCTCCTTTCACGATACGCGCTCGATGATCATATTGCTATTTGCGAAATTGATCGCCTGGGCGCTGGTGTTCTTCGCCGCTACAGTCAGGCAGCAGCCGCGCGGGACTTCCACGAATGTGGAAACAAAGATGTTAAAATAGTTTTCAACAGCCGCAGGGGTTACGGTCGCTGTGGCGCTGCTCAGAGGTTCGCCGTTGATTGCAAGCGCAGCGGTAATGGCACCTACTGTTCCGCCTGTAGGGATGGCGATATTCGCGCCAAAGGATACGCGGAACTTCGCCTTGCATTGCTGCGTAAGCCCGCGCAACGTAACAAGCCCGCTTCCTTCTCGATGTACGATGCACGGCTTTCCGCAAGCCGCCGTGGAGATAAGCGGGACGTTCTGCCCAGCGGCGACAGTTTGAATCCCGGATGATGTAAATTCAGCCATAAAATCATTCCTTTCATAAAAATACAGCGGCAGGGCGATTGCCCCGCCGCGTTGTTGTCAGTATCGGCACGGGGCCGACCATTTTCGTGAGGTCACGAAAAAGCTATGCTATGCAGTTGTCAGCAGCCGCACCCCTGATTGCAGCCACAGCCGCCATAGCCGCTACCAGCCCACGGGTTACAGGTAATGTAAGCGGGGGAAGGGCACGGACGCAGCTGCGAAATGAGGTAGTTGTTCTGCGCGGCCTGAGATGCCGCCAGCTTCAGATTCTGATTCTCGGTCTGGAGGTCGGACAGCTTGCTTTGCGTCAGGAAGTCGAGGATGGCGCGGCTGTTCTGGTTGTTCGCGTCAATGATGTCGCGCGTGGCGTTCTGCACGGTGTTGCGCGTGTCACACGCCTGCGTCGCCATGTCGTAGCGCACCTGGGCGATAGCTGCACGGTTTTCGCAGCAGCAATCTGCGGCCTGCATCTGCATGGCGTTGAGCTGCTGCATGAGAGCTGCCTGCTGGTTGCAGCGGGAAAGCTCGGCATTCTGGAAACCGCTGTTCATGTTCTGATTGACGCCCGCAAAGCCGTTCAGCAGCGTAGTGTTCATGGCGTAGAAGCCATCGCAGATGCCCTGCTGCGTAATGTCGCTTTTACGTTCGATCGTCGATGCTGCGCTGTCGATCTGGCGCTGAAGAGTGGCAAAATCACTTGCAAGGACGTAATTGTCAGCAGCACCGCTGTTGCCGTTGTTTCCCCAGCCGCAGAAAACAAACAGGAAAAGAATGATGATCCACCACGCGCCATCGCCGCCGAAGCCGCCAAAGCCGCTGTTCATCATGCCGGTTGGCGCAACAGGCATAGTGGCCTGAACGCCGCCGTCAGAAAGAGACATAGTATCACTCCTTTGAAAAATTTTTATTCATCAAATCGTGGCCACGATGTTGATTTATGTTGATGATTACTGCATCAGGCTTTGAAACTGCTTCGCCATCTGCTGTAGCTGATTGAGCTGCTGCTGGTTTAGCTTACCACTCTGCAAGAGCTTTTCGACCTCGGCTTTGGGGTCGCCCTTGAAATTTGCTTTGAACTGGTTGAACTGCTGCACCATCTGTGCAAAATTGCCCATCGGCATCTGCCCGCCGCCCAGCGCGGCCATAAACGGATTACTCATCGTCTTCGTCCTCCTCGGCCTTGCGTTTCTTTTTGCCCTTTATTTCGCCCACAAGAGCCGCCAGCGCGTCAAACTCTTTACGGGTGACAAATTCCATGCCCTTTCCCTGCGGAGATGTACGGGGCGTCTCTGCGCGCTCTACAAGGTCGTAAATCTTGAGCGTCGGCTTCCCGCTTGCATCCGCCTGCTTGAGATACACAGTCGGCGCGGTAGAATCCCACAGCGCCACAGCGGAGTTGGGCGCGATGAGATAACCCCTTGCCTCCTGCTCGCCGTTTACCCACTGCACACCGCTCTGCGCGATGGGGTTCTGTTGCACTGGCTGCGACATAGGCTGCTGCATGGGCTGCATCTGTGGCTGCTGCATCTGCCGCATCTGCATGAGGTTATCCGGCATCGGCTGCGGATAATAGGGATTGAAATAGGGATATGCCATGTTCATTCCTCCGTTTCTTTTACCCAGTAATAAAGCGGGATTTCGTTCTCGCTATTCCAGCTGTCATAGATCGTCCCATCCTGCACGCACACTACATGCCCAGAGAGGGCGAGAATATACGTCCCGCGCGGGTGCTCATCGGCAAACCTGCCGACCGTGTAGCAGTCCGGGCAGGTGTTCGGCATCACGTTCCGGGTAAAACCATGCTGCCGTAGGTATGCACCCCATACACTGTTTGCGCTCGGCAGATCTCCCATGATGAGTCCTTGCAGGCACAATCCGATATACACCTCGTCCCAGCTCTTCCCGGTCGCCTTTGCGATGGCCCGGACGGTGCAGTCCCCGACCTTCTGCCCGGCGGGGTTTGGATTAAAATAAGAAAAGCCCATACCGAACACTCCTTTGTGTGTCCAGTATGGGCCTTTTTGCGGCTTCTTGTGCCTCAGTTGTGTATCAATTTGGTTCAAAATTTAAGCCCGCGGTTATTCCACGGGCTTAGTTTTTGTTATCGTTCGTTTACAGCCAGAATCTCCGCCGCCATCGCGGCCACATACGGCGGGCATCCACGCCGTCCGCCGCACCAGTCCTGCACGGTGCGCAGCGGGATTCCAAAATACTGCGCAAATCCGGTCTGCGTCAGGCCGTATTTTTTGATCACATCCGGGATCGTGCAGTGCGCGCCGTCCCAGATCCCGCCGAGCAGCGCCAGCCGCTCCGCCAGAATCTCTTCGTCTTCGGCATCGCCCCAGACGCTGGACAGCGCCATATCGGAGATGTAGGAGTCGCGGTCGGTGTATGCACCGGTTTCGGCGTAGAGGGCGGAGCGGATAAAGGGTGTGAGTTTCATTTTTCGATCCTCCTATACTGATGAATTTTGCTGCATGAGCGCGTCCCAGCTGGCCCAGAGTTCGCGGTTGCAAGGTTCGCCGTGCAGCGAATCGAGAATATCAGCAACTTCTGCCGGGCTTTGATAGTACAGGACGCACGTTTCGCCGGTCTGCGTGCGCTGAAATTGCAGCTTTTTCGGCCCTGCCGAAAAATGCGAGGATATTTGCGTTAAAAGCTCAGGCTGCCCGTAAACCCGCAGCCGTGGCGTCCTGGTGGGCTTGCCACGTACCTTGTGCGGCCAGAGATCAAGGCAAGCTTGCAGCTCCACCACACCGCGGCAAAATCCCTGCCAATCCGTCACGTCGGCGAGGGACGGGAGAAGATGCACCTTCGCGGATTTCACAACCCAAAAGTCTTTCTTCCCGTCTGCACGGTGCTGGAGGTATGGCGCAGTAGGGAAAAGCTCGGCAACCGCGTTGATGTACCACCGATCAACACAGCGGACAAGGAACTTGCCGCAGGTATCAACGCCGAGCAGCATGAGGATCGCTTGCTGATAGCCGTTCAATCGTCCTCTTCCCCCAAATCTGCACGAAGTTCATCGGCCCATGCTTCTATTTCCGCCCGGCAGTGGGCCGCGTACTCCTCATACGTTTCGAAGTCCCCGATAATGTATCGGATATTGGTAAGCCTGTAGATTTCGAATGTATGGATATCCGCAAAACGGTCCGCGATCTTATGCCCTTGTAAGTTCTTATCGTAAGGTTCGTCTCCTACTGGAGCCATAACCTTCGCCAGAATTTCCGTTTGTTCCTCATACCATGCGTTGCGCTCTTCCTGCGTCGAAAACCGCATCGGTTCCTGTGCGCGGCCTGCGTCGCGCCCGGCCTCCATGATTCTAGTGATTTCCTCTACGTTCGTCATCTGTAGTTCCCTCCGTTTCAAATTCTATCGCCGTAAACCTGCACACGCTCCCACACGTCTTCGGGGATGTTGTGCTCAACCTTGCCGAAGTACCATGCGGCAAGCATACTGCCGTCGCTGTCGCGGCTTTCCTTGTTCGCAAGCGCCAGAAGACGGTATGCATAATCGGAACGATGGTTGAAAATGATCTGGCCGTTCTCGTCGGTGACTTTGTAAAAGTATTTGTACTGTTTCATTTTTGTTCCCTCCCGGCTTTCGCCTTGCTTTATCTTATGGCTTTATTATACACGCAATGCGTGTAATTGTCAAGAGGAAAATGCAAAAATTTTTAAAAATAAGCGCCGATTTCTCGGCGCTTATCTCAGTTATACAGTTTGCTGGATGTCCGCTGCATCTCCCGCATGATCTCCGGCAGGCGGCGCTGGACCGTGGCGCGGCCCAGGAACAGCTCCGTCGCAACGTCTACCTGGGGAAGCTTATCCACAAAATAGAGCTGCGCGATCTTCTCATTTTCCCGGCCAAGATTGGCCTGATAGATTACGGCCTCCATATCCTTTCTGGTCAGCCTGCCCAGCTCTGGCGGCAGCTTGGCCCGCGCCTGCGGCGACATACGCCCCGCCTCCTTACTTTTCCTTGTGCTTCAGCACGGCAATATTTCCTTTATTGCCGACTTCGAGATCCAGCGCGGCGGCGATATCGCGCACCTTTACGTAGTTCGTACCGTTTTTCAGGATACGCTCAACGGCGACTTCCTTTCCGTCGACGATGATCTTGCTCTTTTCTACCATTTCGGTTTCCTCCTCTGCATTTTTTCCATCTTCGAGGGCCATCACGGTATGGCCCTCGCTTACCAGTACGTCCCCGCGCAGGAGATTCGCGTCCGTCGTCAGATACTTGCTGCCGGTCAGCAGCACAAAATCTCCCGTTGCTGGCCAATCGTGCAGCATACAGTAGGTGGTGCAGCTGTTGCCCTGCCGACGGTAGAGCGCTTCGACCGACGCGCAGCCTGCAGCCACGGCGCAGAGCATCATGAGCGCGGAGCAGTCCGTCTCCACGGGCTTTGCGATCCTGCTCACGTCCCACCCGACGGCTCTGGCGGCCTCATACGCCGTGTTCCTGTTGTCCATGTCGTAGCCGATGTTCCGGTTCTTAATGGCCGCCTCGCACGTCTGCGCGGCCCGCTCGGCCTTTTTGCGGATCTTGTAGCGCAGGACGCCGAGCCAGCGGCCATTGTACCAGTTGGAGATATTCAGCTCCCGCCCGGTCTGGTTGCCGGGCTGCTGGTTGCGGCCGCCCGTCTCTCCAAGGCTGGCCTGTCCGATCTTGATACTCATGCCCGCTCACTCCCGTACAACTCGTGGTGCAGCTGCAGCACGGCGGCCTCGATCAGCTGATCGATTGTAGATACGTCGAACCGGATTCCGTGTTCGGCCAGAAAATTGATCACATAGGCTTTCTTTTCCTCGCCGTCCGTTGCCGCGTAGAGCTGTTCCGCCGCTTTTACGCCGATCTCTACGTATGTTTTGATGGTTTGCAGTTTGTTGGCATCGATCTTGGTTTTGAGCCACGGGATCAGAAACGCCGAAACGAGCGCGCTGATGAGCGCGATCACTGCCGAGATGATCTGTGTGTAGTCCATAAGTAATTACTCCTTTCGCTATTCGACTGTTTCATTTTTCTTCGCAAAAACCCGCTTGAAGGCAAGCAGGCCAAGCTCTGTGATGGTTGCCCAGCCGGTAAAGCCGAGTACGTCGGACAGGTCGACCGACGCGCCGAGTTCTGGGCTGCGGATGACTGCAATTAGGACGGCGACGGTTTTCAGCGCGCAGGCCCAGACAATTACCGTCGTGATGAGCTGGAGCAGATACAAAACAATGGTTCGCGCCATTTCGCCCTTGCTCCACTTGCCTTTTACCCGCATATCTGCCTCCCAATTTATTGCGCACTGCTATGTCCGCACTGCGCCTCCAGCTGGTGCAGGAATTTTTTCACATCGCCGTTCCCGCCCATTTTTTTATACTTCTCTCCGGCGATCAAGCGCTCTGCCATTGGCATTTCCTCGCTCATGATCGTGAGGCGGAGGATTGCCAGATACTGCTCGTCCTGATGCTCCTGCATTTTCCCGAGCTTTTTATCGATCTCGGCGAGGTGCGTATCCTGCGATGTGGCCTTGCCGCGCTTTTTCTGTACCGCGCTGACGACGGCGTTGACTACCGCCGTCAGCGCGGACGAGCCGAGCACGGCGCAGACGAGGGTGACGATGATGGTTTTGGTGTCCATTTTTCCGTACCTTTCTCTTTTATTTTGCCGGGCTAATTGTCCGCCATTTTGATGTAGGTGGTGGTATCGCTGGAATAGCTGATCGTCGGCAGCGTCGTGCCGCCGAGGGCTGCGTAGAGGGCCGGGTATGCAGTCTGATCGAAGGTTGAGCCATCGCACGCGTGCCACGGGGCGGAGAGCACGCGGACGGTTGTGAGGGTATCGCCGACGCGGTAGTTCGGTTCCGAAAGCTTCCCGAATGCCTCATTTACCATCGGGTTCGCCGGTGCGTCGCCCGCTCGCCAGATCTTTGCGGCGCTCTGTGCCGTCAGCAGGTTTCCTGCTGTGAGCGGCGTTCCGGCCTCAAGTGGCTCGTCCTCCGGGCGAAGCCATTCATACCGCAGAAGGCTTCCCGCCGCGTCATACACCCCGTACCGGACGGCCCCGTTTGCGAGATCGTTTGTGCCGATTCTATCCCGCATGGCTATTCCTCCAGCGCCTTGATGTAAGCATTGCTTCTTGTGTCCGTCCCGATGGTAGGGATTTCTTTTCCCGCCGCGCTATAATCGCAGTACGCCAGCCCATTCGATGATATGTATGCCGCCTCCCCGTCCGGCGATAGTGCAATACTGTCGACGCTGCTCCCCAGTACGTCTCCATATACCGGGCCGGATGCTGGAGCGCTGATTGCAATGATCTTTTCCGCTCGATCAGCACTTTCAGATTCGCTTGCGGTTTCCGAAAGCACCAAAAGCCCGTTTTCGTATTTGCCGTTCGTATAGTTGTCGAGCAAGTAGCTATCGGTTTTGTAGGAAACCACCTTCCCGTTTTCCCACGTTGCACCGTAGTCCGCAGAATACCTGTATACCATATATCCGCTATACATCGTGGTTCCCGTGCCAGAGAAAGCAGCGTTCACCAGTGCAAAAAAAGCAATTATATTTGCGCCACAGTGGTAAGCCGACATTAGGGCGTGATAGGTGTACGTCGACGGCTGGTTGAAGGACGGAGTTAATTCTTCGATGTTTACGCTGCTGACTGCCTCCCACGTCGGATTGATCAGGGTTTTTGCCTTTGAAGTCTTCAGTGTGCCGCTGGTGCTACAGTTCAGTTTGTAAAAGCAGTCCTTTTCTTCGGCGTAAAATACAATTCCGCTGATAAAGCCTGAGATTCCTACTATTTCCTTCGTTGTTTGGTTTACGTAGCTGGCATTTACTTCTCTTCCCGTGTAATTGTTATAGGCTCCGTATTTGCTTCTTACTTTGTAGATATACAGAACGTTTGGTGTAATAAACATCTTCAGTCCAGCGCTTCCAGGCAGGCTGCCGCTTGCATATAGCGTAAATGGCGTATCGAGGCTATGCGTTGTGTACACTCCGTTTGCCTCTGTGGAGTCTCCGGAAAAAACAGCGTAATAAGTGCCGTTTGCATACTGCACATCCGATACCAGCGAGAGTCCGGTCGGCATATCCGCCTGCTGCGTCCACGTCCCCAAATCGGGCGACGTCCAGAACTTTCTGTCGTACAGGCCGACCCATTCCCCATTCAGATACCACATAGCTACAGGCTGAATATTCGATGTCTTCAACGCCCACGGAAGCGGCGCGGCAGAGCTTCTGAGCACAGAAAACAGTTTTGGATACTGCTCCTGTGATACAGTGCGCCCGTCGCACGGGAGCCATGCATCGGAGAGGTCTGTGCGGGCGGTGATAGCGATGTCGCCGACTTTGGCCGTACCCTCCGAAAGCTTGCCAAGCGCGTCGTTCACGGTCGGGTCGTCCGGCTTCTTCGAGCCGGGCCAGATCTTCGCGGCAGTGGTATCGGACAGGAGATTCGCCTTGTTGAGGGGCGTTCCCTCGACGGTAGGCGCATCCTCGCGCTTGAGGTATTCGTAGTGATTGAGCGTGCCGTCGGCGTTATAGACGCCATACCGGATCGCGCCGTTGGCTAAAACCTGTGTTGGCTGCCTATCTTTCATGTGAGTAATCCTCCTGCGGCGCACTCCGCCGCGCCGGTGTGGCGAAAAGATTTTGCAACGTTGACGATTAAGTCTTCGCAGAGTTTCAGGATGCGCTCGATGTTGTTTGCATCGGTGTAGGTTAGGCGGCCCAGCTGCGGCGCGTCCGGCGTTTCGGCAGGATACGCAAGCGCGTCCCGGATGGATTGCACCTGCTTGCGGTATGCCTCGGCCTGTGATGCCGTTATAATGTCCGTTACGGCCCAATCGGTTTTAGCCGTCCACGCGATGCTCTTGCCGCAGATCGAGCTGAGGCGCGCCGCCAGATAGTTCAGGGCGGTTCCCACGCGATTGAGATCAGCGGCGTTGTACGCGCCCTTCATCCCGGTCAGCCATTCCGCCTGCTCGGCTGCGGTCATGGCAGCAAAGCCCTTCGCGGCAAGCGCCTTGACGCGCTCCACGTCCGCCTGCGTCCGGTCGGTGATGAGGTTGTCAATGATGGTGCTCATGCGCCAACTCCTTTCGTTACGGCATAAATTCCGCCTCCGCTGAACGTCAGTTCCATACCGGTCTGCACAGCATTTTCGTTTTGTGCGAATGCGTCGGAGATTTTGATGGTGTCACCGGTTTCGAGCGCCGGATTGCCCCGGTTTTTCACGCTGTAGATCTTTCGGCGATTATACTGCGCAAGCAGCCACGCGGCCACACTCTGATAGTTTGCAGGCGCTACGCACGGGTTATTTACGCTCTTGATGTTTTTCCCGCTCCCAGCTGTGATCGTTGTGTCAATATTTGCGTAGTCGCTCTTAACGTGCAGTTCCACGCAATCAACCGCTTCCGATATGGATACACCGTCATAGTTGTAAAGCTCATCCGGCGTTATTTCTCCCAATACTGCGCCTGCTGAAAGCTCCGCGATGTGCAGGTTTCCGGATCGATCAAACCACGCGGAGCACATTGCGGCCTGCGCCAGAATCCGGATTGCCTCGCGTCTCGTCGTCTTCCGAGGGATTGCAGGGACTACCGTTCTTTCGTCTGCGCCGCCGCCGTAGATCACAGTGACGTCGTATCCTTCCAGTACGGACGCAACTACAGTCTGGAGCTTGCACGCGGTAGCGTTTCCGGCCTCATAGGTTGCGCGATCGAGTGTCGCAGCCATATCGTTTCCGACAAGCTGTGCCGTAACGCCGGAATCGCGTGCTGTAACGGATGTAAAAAAGAACTCGCCAACGTCTATGCTCTCTCCGTTTACAATGCATCTGGCAAGCAATTTCTGGCCATCCTGAATCACGGAGAAAACGCCGTCCGGGTTCAGAATGTTGTACCGATGATCCGCGTTGTCAAATGTAAAGGAAATCTGCCGGGACGGGAACGATTCGCAGGAAACGGATGCTTCCTCTATAATCTTCACGTCGGCCATTGTGTCGTTTTCGTAGGTTTCCGTCAGGCCGAAATCGATCTGCCGCAGCCGGGCGCGTGTCTTTGGCAGGAGCGTCTTGTCAAATCGAATCGTCAGCTTTGTGTAATTTGCGGCAGTCATGCTGATGTTCTGCCGCGCCTGCGTGATCATCTTTGTTCCGGTTACGACCGCCGATCCGTCGCTCGCATATGCGGTAATTGTGATCTGCGCCGGGTATTGGTTCATTTTTTCATCAAACAGCATCGCCCAACCAATCGTGGATACCGGAGCGGAGAATTTAAACGTAATTATGCTTGCCATTTCGGCGCTCTCGTTTGATACTACTCCGCTCCACCAGCCTACATGCTGCCCGTCAAAGCTATCGTTCGGAATATCGATTGTCCCATCCAGAACCCACCGGTTCAATTCAAGCCCAGCAAACTTCCCGGATATGGTTTCTCTGTCGCTGATCGTTTCGGCGGCGCTTGTGCCTGGTGCCGAATCAGATGCAGAGGCCGTACCGTTCTTCTTTGCCGACGGGTCAACAATGTAAAACCGGACAAGCATGCCGACCTCACGCACCGGTGTAAACGGTGCGTAATTGCTCGATACCTTCTGCATCAATCCACCCCTTGCTGTGTCGCGGAGATCGTGACGCCGCACCACTGCGATACGCCGTCCTCATCGTAGATAATCGCCTTGTATTCCGGCTGTTCAAAAAGGAAATCCCTTGTTTTGTCGCCGTCTACATCCGGGTATGTCACGCTCAACACATGTTTCGTGTTGATCATGCTGCGGAGTTTTCGGAGATCGGCGACAGAAAGCCATCCCGTCGGGATTTTCAATTCATTTTTTACCCCGATGATATCCATAACCGTCTTTCCGGATGCCATTGTCGCGGTTGCGCCAATATCCTTCGGCTGAATCGTGAACACGAGATCGCGCAGGAGGGTGACTGTGTTTGTGCCGTCCGTGATTTTAATTCTACGCAAGTGACACACCCCTTTGCAGAATTTCACCTCGCAGCGGATCGAACAGTACCCGCGCCAGCGTTTGGCCGTCAACGACAAGATTCACCTGTGTCAGCCCGCTCGGCTGGTTGTTGGCCAGCAGGCCGTTCACGACGCCGACGGAGGACTTTGCCGCGCCGGACACAGAGAAGGACGTTGTTCCGAAGGTCATCTGATCTTCGATATCTTTCCGCACCCCGAGCATTTCCCTGTCAAAGCCCTGCCCGAGTCCTTCTGCCATGTAGCCGCCGATTCCGGCGAAGACTTTAGATGGGGACGCAATACCGAGGATGCTCTTGACGCCGCTCACAAGTCCATTGACCATATCGCTTACCGTCCGCTTTAGGCTCTCCCACATGTGCAGGAATCCGTTTTTGATACCATCAACGATATTCGTTCCGATGCTGCCCCAATCGTAGCCGAGGAACGTATCTACAATCGATTGGATCAGCGTTGGAATTGCCAGAATCAACTCGGGGATTGCGCTAATAAGGCCCTCAATAAGCGCCATAATGATTTGTGGGCCGGACATGATGATTTGCGGAAGATTGTTAAGAATCCCCTGTACAATCCCGATAATGAGTTTTGGCACAGCCGCAGTAAGCTGCGGAATGGATTTAATCAGGCCATCAATCAGCGATTTAACAAGTTTTGCGCCGGATTCGATGATTTTGGGGAAATTTTCAGTAAGCGCGGTTATGAGATTTGTGATAATCTTGGGAGCCACCTCAAGCAGCCTCGGGACGGCGTCAATGATCCCGTTCGCCAGAGCGAGGATGATTGCAAGCGCCGCATCTACCAAATTCCCGAGATTTCCAGGGTCGGTCAGCGTTTCAGCGATTTTGATGATTGCTTCTGTTGCCGCCGGGATCAATTCCGGAAGCGTCTCCGTAATGCCTTGTACCAGAGAGATAACAACATCTATACCGGTTTGAATGATTTCCGGCAGAAGCTCGACTATGGCCGGAACGAGAATCCCAATTGCCGTCGGCGCGATATCGCCCAGAACGGTAAGGATCTCCGGGAGCGCGGACATAAGCCCAGTAACCAGATTTGATGCGCCCTCAATAAGCGAGGGAAGGGTGGATCCGAGTATGCCCGGAAGCTGCGTGCTTACGGTTACCATCAGCGTAGTAATCGCCTCCACAATGCGCGGCAAAAGCTCCTGAATGCGCGGGATCAGGTTATTGCCCGCAACGACAATGGAATCCGTGAAGTTGCCCACGAGAGTTCCGAGATTCTGATCCGGGTCGGCGAGGCCGGTCACGAGGTTCTTCCATGCGGCTTTTACCATACCGAACGAGCCTTGAATTGTGGACGCGGCTTCTTTTGCGGTCGTGCCGGTGATGCCCATTTCGGTCTGCACGACATGGATTGCATCTACGATATCCGCATAGCTGGAAATATCGTATTTGATACCGGAAATTTTCTCCGCATCTTCAAGGAGGCGCTGCATTTCGGCCTGCGTGCCGCCGTAGCCGAGCTTGAGGTTATCAAGCATCGTATAGTTTGCTTTTGCGAAGCCCTGATATGCATTTTGGATTAAAGTCATGTCCGATCCCATTTTGTTGGCATTATCGGACATATCAGTCAGCGCCAAATTTGCTTTTTCTGCCGCTGCACTGGTATCCCCATCGAGAGACTGCAGCAGGGATGCAGAAAAGCTTGTCACCGTCTCCATGTACTCATTCGCAGACAACCCAGCGGTTTTATACGCGTTGTTTGCGTACTCCATGACTTTATCTTGGCTATCCTTAAAAAGCGTCTCTACGCCGCCGACAAGCTGCTCGTAGTCCGCATATGCTTGGATTGCCTTTGTTCCAATCGTGCCGATTGCCGTCGCCGCTGCCGTCACGCCGACTACCGCAGCCTTGCCGATAGTGGCAAGGCCGTTTTTAATCTTCTCGCCGAGGCCGGATGTTTTCTTCCCGGTTTCTTCGATGCCCTTGTCGGCCTCGGACGTATCGGCGCCGATTTTTACAAAAAGTTCAAACAGATTCATCTTTGGATTTTTTCACCTTCAATCCGCACCGGCGTACAACGTCGGCGGTGATCTCCTCACAGGTTCGGTTGTCCTGCGGCTTCGGGCTGATAAGATCGGTGTACTTTGCCTGCACAAAGCTTCCGCCCGCGAATTTCGCTGTATTTTCCGTGATCGTGCGCATACACTCCGCCGCATAAATGCGAAAGGCTGATTCCTCGTTCTGCCGCTTTATTAAAATCGGCAAAAGGCGAATCAGCCCTCCGGCGCTTATTTTTGGAGCTGTCAGCAGCGCAAGCGTTACGCTTTCGCCTCCGACGCGCACGACTTGAAAAAATTCAGCATATCCTTGTCCTTGGCGATCTCCTGAATCTGCCGCATGGTTTTTAGGATGCTCTGCTTTTTGATCGCCTCAACAGTCGTTTCGTTGACCGCAGCCAGAATACCAAGCGTATCTTCCCGGTGCTTTTTCAGAATCAGGGGAATCCACTGACCGATCTTCTGCGCACCGATCGCGTACCGTTCTCCCGCCGTCTGCGGCTTCTCCGCGTCGATCTGTGCTTTCAGACTCTCCCGCAGCTCATCGTCCATCAGAATATTGAGTGCGTACACGCTGACCTCGCAAAGAACATCAGCTGCCCTATCCGTGCTAAGTTCCGAAAATTTCATACTTTCTTCTCCTTACGTTTCGTCCGTACCGGCTTTGATATAAACCTCATACGGCACAACGTCCTGTTTCAAGATCGAATAGTGCGCGGTGTACTCGAAAGCCATCTGCCCCTTGCCCTTATCTGTGGTCTTCAGCTGGAAGCCGCCCGTAGAAAGCGCATTCATCATGTGGATTGCAATAAAGCCACCATTATTTGCGCCGTTCTTTTCGGAGTAGTCCCCGACGATCCAGATATCCGCAAAATCAGCACTGGACAGGTCGCGGCGCGGGACGACTTTGGTCGTGTCTGTTCCGTCGATGTCCGCTGCCGCCATCAGAGACTTCGCGGACGTTGTTGTTGCCGAAACGAATGTTCCGGAGCACTTTACGTCCACGTCGTCCTGCCGCTTCAGCTCCATGGTATTCTTGGGGCAGTTGTCAACGTCTTCGCCGAAATCGGTGTATGCTGGCGTTGCCGAGAATGTAACGCCCCCAGTGGTAGCGCCCAGCTGGTCTTCTGGTTCAAATGCACCGGTCGCTGGTGTGAAATTGCTCAGAATTACACCGGCGTTGATTTGTAGCTGCTTGAAGGTATCAGCAGGTATTTTTGTGAATTTCGCCATGAAATCAGTCCTTTCAGTTTGCGGTGATGTACTCGACTGTAATGTTCAAGTACCGCCGCTTGATATTTGCATCAGAATCGTCCCGGACGTTCTGACACCACGGAGATCCGCGCTTGATCCAGATTGCGCCGTCGTCACACGGCACAAACACGCCGCCCAAGCCGATAGCGTCCGAGATTTCCTGCGCTTTCGCGTTCGGTTCTGCTTCCTGCGTGGTGTAGTACCAGAGATTTACTGTCAGGCCGATTTCTCCGCTGTCCCACGCGCCGGTAATCAGCTCATAGGTCAGCCACGGAAAAACGGCATCGTCCGGGACACTTGATGTGGGGTATGCCGTGAGAAATTGCGAGAACCACGCATGCAATGCTTTGTCTTTCGTCATGTTGGCAGCGCTTTCTTTTCTGCAGTGAAGTATTTCAGATCGAAGCTTGCGGACTTCGGTGTTTGCTTGTCCTTTGGCTCGGACGTGACGCGGTACGTCTCGCCGGTCGTCTTGTCGCGGAAGAAGTCGTTATAATCGATTGGTACGGCTTTTTGCACAAGCACCGAGTAAACGCTTGTCACGCCCTCCTTCTCCGCTCTGCGAGCCTCCATTGACGTATCGAGCATCTGGTAATTTGCGAATTCCGCCCCGTCCGTCCATATCGTGACGTAACCGCCCGCTCCGTCCGGCGTCCGGCTTTTTTCGAGCAGCACGCACGGGCGGGCAAAATCATCAAGTAAACTCATATCAGATCTTCCTCCACTGGTTCATGCGCGATTTGAACGTCGTCTGCCATGTCACAGCCCCATTCGCGGAGGCACTTCCGCTCGATCCCTTCGAGTAGCTATAGCCTCCGAAGCTTTCCGAGGTAAACGGGCTTGCTGCCGCGTCCCCGTTTTTCTCCTGCCATGCTCTGATCTCAGCTTCGAGGGCGAGGACAGCGGACGGGACGGCCATCGGCCAGACAGAGCCATCAAAGGTCTCGTCGGCCATCCCGTAATCCGGGTATTGGTGCACACCGTCATTAAAAACGGAACCTACAATCCGGAAGAATTGCCCTTCTTGCAGGAACGGCAGCGCAATGCTGCCGTTTTCTACTGTGTACGTTCCGCTGATCCGATCCGTTTCAAACCAGTTCCGCAGAACCCCGCACAATTCGGTTAGCATTGCGCTGCCGCCTCCTTACTTTGCCGTTACCGTTGCGTTGCCAGCCTTCTGCGCTTTGTAAGTCGCGTCAGCCTCAACGACTGTGATCTTCTTGCCCGTCGCTGCCGTGACATCGGACTTGCCGTCCCACGTCGGCCACGTTCTGACGTTCTGGCCGTAGGTGACAGTCTCAGCCGAATCGCCTACCTTGTACTTGTAGACGTTGCCGCTTGCTTCCTTCGCGGGCGTTACCGTGATCTTCGTGTCACCTGTCGCCGTGCCCGCCGCAGAGGTAACCGTCAGCGTGCCGAGCGACGGGGTCTCGTCAATGTCAGCAACGGCAATGCCGTCCTGATACTCCGCGAACAGGGTCATGCCCATGATCGCAAAGGACTCGGAGACCGCAGTGGAGTAGTTGCCCTGCACATGGAAACCGACAAGGTTGGTTTCTCCGTCGGTTCTGTAGTCGAGACCGGCACGGGCGAAATCGCTGTCAGCTGGGTCAATGTAGTACAGGACAATGTTCTCGACCGGAGTCGCAATAACACGACCGCGTTTGATCTCATCGTCAGACAGCAGGAACACGGTGCTATAGCCCATGAAGTTCTTGATGTACTGGAAGCCGAATTCAGTCTGGATGGTGATATCGGCGCCGCCGAGGTAATCGTACAGATCCATCACGTTCACGAAGCCAACAACGTTGGTCGCGGTGCGGTGCATCTGCTTGAACTTGTTGATAACAGCGCCCTTCGCCATTGCAAGCGCGCGCTGCCAGTTGGTTTCGCTGACGGTCAGCAGGCCGGTATTCAGATAATCGTAGAACCGATTGGTGACATTGGTCTGCAGCTCATACAGGAACGCCTCGTCGGTCAGGGCGACGGCAACGTCATAGCCGTATTCCTTGATCGCCTCGATGGAAACAGCCTTTGCGTACTTCTCGACGTTGATGTTGGCGTAGTCCTTTTCAATGACAGTCGCTTTGGAGTAGGGAATCTCTTCACCCTCGCCGACGCTCTGCGCGAGCGTCACGCTTGCAGTCTTGGCTTTCAGGACGGTGCCCGGCTGCTTTTTGATGGGGCGCATAATGCCGAGAATGTCGCGCAGGTGCTGCCAGTTCCGCGCAAAGCGGGTTACAAAATCGATTTCACGAGCGGTTACCTGAACGTCGCTCGTCATCGTCAGATTGGTCTTTGCTGCCATGTTTATTCTTCCTTTCCGAACAAATTGAGATTTGCGGCAATTGCTGCCTGCCGTTCAGACGCGTCCCTGATTTTGAAGATGTCGTCCCGGCTCATAGCGCCGCCGTTGTTTGCGGGCGGATCTTTGGTGTCCGCGCCCTTCTGTTTCGTGGTAACAACGAAATCTGCCCACTCTTCCTTGATGGACTTCTTCAAATCATCGGCGTTCTTGATCTTTCCGTCTTCCAATTCAACCGAAGAAAGATCGGTGACCTTCAAAACCGAATCAATTCGTTTTTCGCTGATACCCACAGACTTCAAAAGTTCCCGATACGCGGATTCTTTCGCGCTCTTGGTTTCCTTCTGCATCTGCTCTCTTTTGTAGTCGTCAAATTCCTTTTTGACTTTGTCGTGCTTATCCTTCCAGCCATCGTCGCCTTTGGCTTTCAGGTTTTCAAGCTCCGCCTGTACTCCGGGGAGCTTTTCGGCGTCTTCCTTATACCGTGCAAGGTCGGTTTTCAGCCCGTCTACGGTATCGGTGTGTGCCTCAATGATCGTATCCATCTGCTCTTCGGTAAGCCCCATGCCCTTCAGGAGCTTTCGCGTCAGTGCCATGTTCTATCTTCCTTTCCCTTGTCGGCGGTGCTTTGCCGCGACAGAACAAAAAATGTGGCAACAGTCATTTCTTTGCTGTTACCACACTTATACCGTATATTTATGGCTCTGGGACGCAATCTTTATCCGTTTTTCATCTCATCTTCGACGATTTTCCGGTATTGCGCCGAATGGTCCGCTGCTGCGGGCTTCAAATACGGCTGTGCTTTGTTTCCGGCCGTCCAGTGCCAGTTCCCCTTTGCGTCCTGATACACCCACGGCGTAGGTCTCCCGCCCGGATAATACTTACCGGTTCCGAGTTCGACGTATGCGGCATATTCCGTGTCACTTCCGATGTATGCAGCCGGTTCCCCTTCATCTACGCGGTGCGTGATACTGTTCCTCAGATTGCCGGTGTCCACCGGGCACAGCCGCTTCGCGTACTTTTCAGCCGTCATTCCAATCTTTTCGAGGGCGCGAATCAGCGCGTCGTGCATAGCAGACTTCACTTCTTCGGAATTGTCGATAAATTCAACGCTCATCGCCGATCACCTTCAAACACCGTTTCCATTCGCGTTTCTTTTCGGATTCTGGTTTCTGCTCAATGAGTGTGCATATAAGCGTACTCCATCGTTTTAGGTTCTCGCCGTTCGCATCTTTGTTTTCCAAAAACGCTAAAGTCTGCTTCATGGGGAGCAATTCCGCTCGCGTAATAAACGATTTCACAAAATCCCGAGAACAGCCAAGCTTTTCACATTTTGCGAACACGGCTCCAAGGTCTCTATTCTCTTGCAAAGCGTGTTTTTCGCGCAACTTTTTTGCGTACTCACTCAACGTCCATCACCATCCTTATGTAATAATGGTATTCGCCCATGCTTTCGTCCTCGCGGACTTCCTTAATCGTAAATGTTGAACCGCGCTTAAGTAAAAATTCGTACTCAGTATCTTGGAACTGCCCAGCAAGCTGATTGACATATGCTCCGCGCCCCGTTCCAGCGGGAATTTCGATATCAAGGATTGTCGGTTTTGCAGTTGCAACGCCATTGTTTCGGACAACCGTCGTGCTGGAATACGCCGATTCTCGAAATTTTTTTCCTATGAGTTCGCTCAAACTATCCTGAACGTCATTATCTTCCACGAGCCTATCAATAACGTCGTTCATCACGCCGCGCTGGACACGAATATTGTCTTTTAACTCATATCGGCTTATTGCGCTATCAAGCCCTTTTATTTGCTGTTTAACAAATTCAGCATTGATATTTTCCCAATCGCCAGTTTTACGCAAATATGAGTTTATGTCGTAATACCCGCCGCCGGTATAATCGCCGATAGCGTAATCTTCATCTTCCGTCAAAGACTTTTGCCATTGCGCATGCTTGCTGCGTTTCTTCGCAAGCAGCCCACGTTCATCTCCGTCGTAATAGAAGAAATCATTTGCCGCATCGCCGGTGTCAAACTGTCTGTATGTTTTTATTATAGCAGATTCCTCGCCATCTGCAACTTTATTTGTCCCTTGCTTCCACCCCGCCCATTCTGCGTATGTCATATTTTCAATAAGCTCATTTTGCTCTGTCTCTTGATTCCTGGCGCGGCGCTTGCCTCCGGAGGTGTCGATTCCTTCGATCTCGGATACCAGCGTGCAGCGGCAGTTATAGATTTCGGACGGTGGGCCGTTCGGGTCGCCTGGGTAGCGGCAGCCGTTGGAGAACTTTTTGTCGTTATCCACGATCTCGCCGTCGAGCATGGCGTGGGAGTGGCGGGTTCTTCCGTCGAGCGTCGCCATCCATTGTTTTCTGCACTTGATTCCCATTTTCTCGGCAGCATAATAGGAATCCAGCCGCCCGGCGTTCTGTGCGCCGGTAACGGCTGTGCGGGCCGTCCGGATGGCGCTGTCGCGGTTCATGGTTGTAATGCGGCTTTGCAGATCATCCGCCATGCCTTTGATGCTCCGGCCCTGTAAAATGGAACTGGTGACGCTGGCCGTGATCTGCTTTTTCCCGTATGCAAGATCTATCCCGCGGTTGAGCGCCCGCTTTTCCGGATAGTACGGCATAAGCTCCGGCTGCTCGGAGATCAGGCGCTTCACGGTCTGTTCGTCCCAGATGTCGAAGCCGACATCTCCGGTCACCTGCTCAATGGTGTACGCCGCGAAATTTCGGTTCAAGCTGTAAATGCCCGGCGTTGCATCGTTTACATACGCAACAGCAGCAACGTTTGCATTTGTCATGCGCTCTGCGACCTTATCCCGTAGCGCCTCAAAGCGCCTTCCACGCCCGATCTGCGCAAGCCGCCATTGCTTGTATTGATCCTCCGAGATCTCCCCAGCGTCCAGCCGCGCCTTTTCCACCGCGTCACGCGCTGCAAATTTACCGAAGTAATCCCTGATCGTATCTGTCAGATCGTTATACGCTTCCCTATATATCGCAGCAATCCGCTTTTCAAGCTTTGCGAGCTCTGCGTCGGTCATTTTCTGCCCGGCGGTGTTGCTTGTGCTCATACACTTCTATCCGCCCCGCCGAGCACGGCGCAGACGAGGGTGACGATGATGGTCTTGCTGTCCATGGCTATGTACCTTCTTCCGTGATCTTCTTCCACCCGTCCGGGTTAACGGATGGGTTCCAGACGTTGGCGGCGAGCAGGGATTCGTAGAGCTCGTCCTGCCACCAGCCTTTTTCGCCTTTGGAGAATGCAAGGCCGGCGGTGATGGTCTCGGGGATGATGCGGAAGCCCTGCTTGTAGGCGATGTCTTCCCAGAGGGCCGGGGCGGCGTCCGGGGTGTTCTGGGCCGTGTCCCAGAGGTCGGAGGCGGCGCGCTTGATGGTGCCGCCCCAGTTGATGCGCGTGCCGGCTTTGACGAGGCTGCCAGAGCCGGTCAGGCGGGTGAAAAGCTCCGGCGCGAGACTCGCGTCGGCGTCGGTGAGACTGGCTGCGCTTTTGACGATATAGGGGCGCAGCGCCCGCGCCCGCTCGGTGTAGGTGCTCATGCTATTCCGCCTCCCCGAGCAGGATCTTCGCGGCGGTCTCTGCATCCGTCAGCGGCAATGCTGCACCCATTTCCTCATAGCTGCCTTCTGGCTCAGTACCTTTCAGCGTATGGTCTGTGAGATGAAACACCATGTCAGAAAGCACCTGATGTTCAGTTCCTTCTTCATCCATAATAGTCACAGCCATCTTCGCGCAAAATCCTTCTGCCTGATCTTCCTTGCACGGGACATAACAACCGTTGCCGTGTAGTCGAATGGGCACAATACTGTCCGCATACCCGGCAAACGCACCGTCCTGTTTTACTGCATACATGGCGTCCCTCCAAATTTCTCTTGATAGATTTTCTCCAATCGCTCTGTACTTGCGGTTCTCAACCGATTTTTCCAGTACCCGTTTTCCTGCCCCGGCCATTTATCATCCGTAAAGTCTTCGCCGCAGCCGTTTTTTTCATACCAGCGATAAAGGCGCTCAAGCATTTCCTGCCGCATCGCGCCTTCTGGTGTATTCTGTCTAAAATGCGTCCATCCGTTTTCAGATGTCGTAGCGCATATCCGCCTGCCGTCCGCTGCAAACAGGAACCCTTCAATCTCCGATACAACAGTTCCGTACCGGAGATTAAATGCTCCATCGATGCCATTCCCACGGAACCGCTTATACACGATATATTCCATGCGCTTCTCCCTCATACGCAAAAGCCGGGCGCGAAGCCGAAGGAAGCGCGCGCGGTGCGGTCTTCGACTGTCCCGTTGGTGTTCACATTCTCGAAACCGTCGGAGCTGCTCGCAAGCGGAGAACGGAGCCACCAACGAGCGGCGGCGCTCGTTCCGTTGTGCTTGTACTTTACCTTGCTGTTTCCAGCGGAATAATAGGCGTACTGCGCTTGCTTACTCGCCTCGTTCGAGTTTGCTCTCGAAATGCTCCCGAAAACCTCAAACTCCGAGAGGAGGAAAAAGTAATCCTTTGTCGCCGTGACCGCACTCGCGGATGTGCTATTATTTCCCGTATTGTCCGTGTACTTGGTAACGGACTTTAGGACTGCACGGAGCGCCGCCGGAATGACTGCGATAATCGTTCCGGAATAGCTCGAGAGGCTTGTCCCGCAAATATTTGTACGCATTTGCGAGCTCGCCCATCCGCCGGAGTTCGTTGCACTACTGTTCATAGAGAAATAGCTGGTTGTCGAAACGGGCGAGGTATAGTAACTATCGCAGAAACACACGTCCGTACCGCCGGAGAGCGCGGTCTTTGCAAGTTGGAAATGGATACGGTTTTCCCCTTCTAGGCTCACGTTATGGTTAAATCCAATAATGAACGCATATGTTGTGTAATTAGATAGTGTAAGATGTCCAACCGTGCCGTTTAGCGTTACAGCCTTTCGGTCACCGACGCTCCAATAGTTCGCGCCCTGTCCCGCGTCGGATATATCTTTTATTGTTTCCCAAGTATTTTTATTCAGTGTCGGATATACAAAATTAAGCGGCACCGCGTAACTGTCCGTGATAGTTACGGCTTTTGTGTCGGACGTTTTCCCGTCCAGTGTCGCAGATACGCTCCATGTTCCGGCTTCCGGAACGATAAGCGTGCACGTTCCATTGGCCGATGTACCGCTCACAGACAGACTTCCTTTTGTAGCAGTAACGGTTGCACCAGATGTCACAGTTACAATGATTTGCAGTTCTGTGCCAGTCTGAATGGCCTGAATGGCTGTCACAAATCCGTCCGGGTAGACCAGTGGGTCAGATGTGCCGCCCTTCTCCCGGATAGCTGATGCAACCTTTGTCAGGTCGGTTGTGTTTGTCAAATATTCCGCCATCAGAAGCTCCCTCCATTCGCGTTTGCGATCTCTACAGCCGCCCACGCACCGTTGGCCACCCGCAGAAATTTGCCGTTGTCAGAAGCCGTGACAGACGGCACTTCGCGAACCTTGACAGCTCCGGTCTTGCCGTTGACGGAGGTGACAGGGGCGGTTTTGAGGTAGTCCTTGCCCGCCACGGCCACCACCCACGCCGTCGGCTTGCCGCTTGCGTCGACCGCCTTGACCTTGATAAGGTCGCCGACCTTCGCCCCGGAGGCCAAAAGCACGTCCTGCTTGCCGCTCCATTCGGCTTTGTTTTCGCGCACGTCGCCGATGGCCTCGTCGATCTGCGCGCCGGTATACTGGCTGTTGTACGCCATGTGATCACTCCTTCATGCACAGGAAATCCTCGCCGTCAGCCGTTTTCATCGTCTGCGACTGCCCAAGCGGGATAAATCCGTAGTTGTCGTTCCAGCTGCCGTCCACGCCCTGCGCGAACAACGAAATGCGGTATTCCCCATCACCGGAAAGCAGAAAATCGTCGTAAACCTCAAAGGTGCGCTGCGTCCCCGCGGGGGTCTGGGAGAAGGACGCGATCAAAGCGCCCTTCCCGCGGCCCCAATCCTCGCCGGACTTCGTCGCGCGGCACTCAAAAGCCGTATAGGCGATGTCCGACGAGAATGTGACGGTGATCGAGTCGAATCCCGAGACTGCCGATATCTTGTTTCCGGTGATGGAGAAGGTCAACTCCGGCGCGGCCATTAGGCTGCGCTCCACGTCCCGGCGGCGTTCTTGACGAAGACCTTCACGATCTTCACGCCGTCGCCGGAGGACGCTGCTTCGAGATCCGCGCCCTTGACGGTGACGTTGATGGCGGTGTTCTTCTTGTAGCCGCCCGCCGTGCCGCTGACGTTGGTGGAGCCGCCCGTCGTCGGGATCTGGGTGCCCGCCGTGTGCAGGCTGCTCGTCGCCGGAACGACGCGGACGGTGTATTCCTCGAAGTCTACGTCGCAGACGAAGGAGAAGGCCGCCGCGTCGTAGCCCGTGACCTTGGAGATGCGGCTCTTGTCGGGGCCGGTGATGGTCACGGCGGGAATCGTGGAATTGAGCGTGATGGAGTCGCTGGCCGCAGCCGATTCGTTGCCGACGTCGTCGCGCACCTTTACATAGATCGTCTTCAGGCCGTCGCCGTCCGGGAGCGTAATGGATTTTGTGGCCGCGTATGTCTCCCACGACGCAGCCTCTTCCGTCTCCGCCGTCTTCGTGCCCCAGATCTTCATCTGGTAGCCGGTCGTCGCGGCGTCGGTGACTGAGATCTTCGCGGTGACGTTGGCGCTGGTTGCGTACTGCGCGTCGTCATTCAGGATGATCGATAGACCGGCAGGCGCCAGCGTATCGAGCGTTAAATTAAAAAAGCTTGCCATTCGGATTTAACCCCTTTCTTCACTTTTGAGTTCGATGTACAAAAAGCCGCCCGGCCTTTCATAAATGGTTTTCTCGCCCAGATGGGCGGATTTGATGCCCATGGAGCCGATGAACAGCTCCAGAATGCGTTTGATTCCAACTGCCAGCATGTTATCCCTCCAACAGATACAGTGTCCGCGCGTCCTTTTTGTCCAGCGCGGCATAGTCCGATTTTGTCAGCACGCGGATCTCATCGATCTGCGCCGATGCAATGCCTCCGCCGCCAGAGCCGCCGCCAGCACGCACGGAAACGTTAAAGGAAACGTCAACCGGATCGCGGTTCTTGAGTTCAAATTCAATGCCGCCCATTACAACACCGCCTTTGAAAGCGCGGCAGATACGTCGATCTGCTTTTTCTCGGAGCCGAGCACATCTCCGCTTTTGAATTTCACGCGAATCTGCATCGGGCAGACCTTCGGCAGGCGGAATGTTTCTTCCTGCGCCAGCGGGAAATAGAATTTCCCGTCCGCGTATGTGATCTGGCCTGGGTAATACTTCTGCAAATACAGAAGCGTCATTTCGATCTTCTCAATATCGTCGATCTCGACAGCCTGCCCGTTGTTCTTGACCGTGACGGCCAGACTGTACGCATCGCCCTGTACCATGCCGCTCATACGTCTATTCCTCCATATCTTTCGTGGAATATCGCTCTAATTCTTCCGCGCTTTTCCTCTTCAAAATGTTTGCGATTTCCTCCTGCGTAAGCCACGGCAGCTTGCTCAGAATCGTTTCGTCGTCAAGGTAGCTCGCGGCAAGCAGCACCATCTGCGTCTGTTCTAACTGATTTGTTATTTTGGATCGCATAAAGGATGGCTCGTCATCAATACCAACGATCTTAAACAACGCCTGCAGGAACTCGATCACGCAGTATTCAAATTGATCCACCTTGTTATCCATCGGCTGATACGCCGCCATGATCTCCGTCGCCGTCTTCTGCCCCGCCTGCACTTTTGCCACATCAAGCATTTGCGCGTCACGGTAAAGATCGTCGCTGATTCTGGAAAGAAGCGCTTCCCGAGCTTCAACTGGGATTGTGAGCGTATGAGCCTCTGCCTTCGCGCCGTCGTCGTCCACGAGCCCAACGCCGATCCGCCGCATGGACTCTTTGAACCGTGCCATATCGATCTCGTCCATGCCACCGGCGTTTGAGATCGTCCAATAAATGATCGACGCCTCATCAACTGTATTCGCAAAGCCTGACTTAATGAGATCGTAGCAGTCTATCGCCTCGCGTTGGCCGACAAGCTCTGACTGCCTTGCGCGGTTGCCGTAGAGCGGAATAATCGGGAAGCCGGGATAGTTTTGATATGCAAGGATTTCCGTACCGTCCGCTTCGGAACTTGCCTCAACAGATACATATCCGCGCTTCGCCTCTAGGATCTCCATGTTTTTTCCGCTTCTGCGGATGAACTGTGTAAAGCCGTCCGGCTCGTAGAGTGTTGCGCGAAGCGGCTTCGTATCGGATACCTGCCAGAATCTAACCCCGGAGCGCAACGCACCGTTTTCCTCATCGAGAAGCGGAACGAACTCTGTTACATCGAAAACCTCAAGATGATCGAGATTCCAGAAGCCATACGATACGCCTCCAACAAGGGCCGCATGCGCTGCGTCCTGCAGCCGAACGTCGAACGATGCGCCGAGTTTTTCTTTGTTCGCGGCTTCTTTCAGCGTCACGCCGTTTCCGAGCAGATACTGCGTTTCCTGCGTGATGAAATTTGCAAAGAAATTGCTCCGAAGCTTATAGTTCGGACTGTAGTTGTCCGGAATGACTTTCCCGTTGAGTGTATAAAGCAGCTTTTGAAAATTAGCAATCGTCACATTCCTGTGCGCGTCGTATTCCTTCGCAATAACCGCCTGTTTGTATAAATCCGAATCTTTGTGATTATTTATCGCGGACAGAACAAATTCCATCCGTTCCCGGTCAGACTTTTCCGCAACCTCTAAAAAATCCTGGTATGTTTTCATCTTTTACCTCACCGCGCCAGCTCCGGCACAAATCTGTGTTCTTTGAAGTGCTTTTTCAAGACCGTCATCACCATGTACCTGATTTCGTCCATAGCGTGGTCGTTTTCCTTCACGACGCGGTCAGATTCTGCTTTTTCGTCCCACCTGTAAAGCCCGAATTCGCGGATGGCGTCTTTACAGCCCGCATGAATCTTGATTCTTCCATCTCGCAGGAAATCGGACGTTGTGCGGATCCCGTTCAAAACGTCGTTGTCAGCGTGCCGGACTTTAAATCCGCTCCTTCTGCGCAGCGCTTCAATGAACGACGCGGCAGACGGATCCACGACAACGGCCCTGATTGGCTTATCTCCTGCAAGCCGTTCTACCATGTCGCAGTATTCCTCATCTGTTTTCTGCTTTTTTTCCTCGCGGCCGCTGTAATAGATCTCCGCGATTCTGACTGCACATTTCTTCCCAACGCACCATAACCCGGCAGAAAACGGGTTCAGCGTGCCATAGTCTATAGATATATAATAATCTCCGGTGTCCGGGGTATCCTGCGTGATGCAGCCATCTCCAAACATCGGATATACCAGTCCTTCGGCACGTACCCAGAGGCCGAGAATGTAGCGGTCGTAATAAACCGTCCCTTCGTATTCTTTTTTCAGATTTTCTTTAAAAGATTCCGGCAGGAACGGATTGTCGTCGATCGTATATGTCTGGCTGAAAATATCAGCGTTGCTATCGAGGAATTTTTTCAGCCAGTGGTCAGGATATTGCGGATTGAACGTCCCATCAAAGCAAGAATACTCTTTGTCAAGGCGGCTTTTCAGCAGTGCGAATACTTCTTCCGACCAATCAGCTACTTCGTCCCCATAGCAATATTTAATCGACGCACCGCGAATCTTGGAAACCTGGGAAACCTTCTCGGCGCCGAGACAGTAACATTTCTCTCCGAATATCCATGCCGTGTTATCACTGGAAATCGTGCCGACAAGCATATCGCCGTACAGATTCCGCATCGGCTCCAGCACATTTCGCTCAATCGTGGATTTTGTTACGCCGAGAATGACAGCCAGACCATCTTTTCCAATTCGCTCACGAATCCGGATCGGTATGATCCATCGAAAATCGAGGTAAGTCTTCCCGCTTCTGGTGGCTCCGCCCTTGAAATTCCATCGATGCGTCCCGTATTTTACAAATTCACGTTGTTTCGGACTTAACAGCATCTTGGAACTCCTTCAGCATCGAATCAAGCTTCTCCATTGTCGTCCTGTTGCGGTCGGAAGCAGCTGCGTAGCGTTTCATAAGGCTGTCACCGGCTTTCAGCCGGTCGGATAGAGATGCGTCCATGCCGAACTGGTCTTTGATCTCACCGCGCATGACCGCAGTGTAAAATTTCAGAATTTCGTTTGAATCCGCAACCTGCGCCGCTTCCTGTTCGTCCAGCCTGCGCTTTATATACGCAGAAATAGCTGGTTTTGATAGGTTTTCTGCCGCAATCACTCTGCATGATGTTTCTTTGTACCCGGCCTTTTTCGCTGCTTCTGTCGCGTTCCCGGATTTCAGATATTCTTCGCAGAATCGTCTCTGCTTCGGCGTAAGTTTTTCATCCGCCATCGCTGTAAAGGCTTGCCAGCAGCTTCACCACATCCGCGATCTGGTAAGTTTCCAGCAAAGTGACATTCTTCGGCTTTTCATCAGGTCGATATTCGTAAACCATGTATTTCGTCACCATCCTGTCATTTTTCGCGGAATAGGTCTGCATTTGATTGATTTTTATTTTGATTCCGTGGTACAAGAGCGCTGTTTGCAGCTTGTGTGCAAGGGCGCGCAAACTCGCCATAGCCGCTCCTTTCTGCCTCATTCTTTCGTTCTCGTGTCTCCGTGTGTGAATAAATATATTTATTCACACCGGAGAACACGAGAACAGGAGGAGGAGGTTTCCGCAGAACGCTGCGGTGCCGATGAAGAAGGGCGTAGAGTTGATCTCTACGCCCTTATAGTAAATGTTAAATTTGGCTCTGGGACGCAGACTTTTTCATAAAAGCCCTCTTTTTTGCCCCACAAGGCGAATAAATTGCCTGTGCCATTCCTGCGCGGTGCGCTCGGATACATAAACCGCCATTGCAGCGCCCTGCAGGGTATGCGTTCGCTTCCAAAGAACCAAATCTATGAGCCGGAGTCGCTCCGCGCCGTCAACGAGCTGTTCCGTCTCCGCGATTGCATCCGCAACGGCAGCGCGCTCGGCCTTCGTCATCAGCCCGCCGCCCTTATAGCTGCGAATCATCCATTTCGCATAGGCCCACCAGCCGTATCGCGGCGTGCTCATCAGTAATGTTGCCTCCCTTCGCGCTTTGCGCGGTTCGCATCGTGCAGCGCCCGCATACAGCCCCTTGTTGTTGCATATCTCGCCGCGTCCTTCGATTTCTCCTGCTTGTATCTGTCCGCCTCCCGGCGGAATGCTATGTATCGGGTGCAGTCCGTGTGACAGCCGGTGTGCCTGTCCGCACAGCCTTTGCACGGAGCCTGCACCGGTGTGAGCCCTAGATTTCCCTGCATTCGTCCACCCTCACACATACGCGTTTGCCGCCCACCTCGACGACGTAGCCCGTCCGGTTTGTCCTGTATTTGTATTTCTCGGCAGGATACACCCGTCCGCAGACAGGCCGCATTTCCGGGTATACCGGGATCGAGCACGTGATCAGGATCTGCACGCGCTCCGCCCGGCCCGTCACAGCTTCCCCATGTGCCGCCCAGGCGCACGCCTCGCTGCAAAAATTGTATTTTGCCTTGTACTTGGACGGTGCGCGCATAAACGTCTTCCCGCAGGCATCGCACGTCAGCTGCATCGGCGGTCTCGGCGGCTTGCGCTGCATCTTGCTCATAGCTTTACCCCCTTTATGTACTTGTCGAAATACGTCACGGCGACAGCCATCGCCGCCCACATATCCGCAGAGAAGCCGTAGAAGAAACCGGGGTCTTTCTTCGTGCCCTTGCCGAAGTTCGGCTGACCGGGCGCGTAGCGGTCAACGAGGGCTTGACGGATGTTTGTGTCTTTGGCCGATAGTGAGCCGCACAGATCCAGCTTTTCTTCCCGGCGGTAGATCCTCTTCGGCTCATATCCGCCCGACCTCAACGCGATTTCCCAGAATCGCCCGATCCAGACGCAGGTGTCGAACACCTCTTGTCCGACCGTCATGCCCATGCCCGCAATCATCTCGATTGCAACGTCTATGCAGTTCGCATAAAGCTTCCGATCCAGCATATCAGTCACTGCCGGGTTCTCGATCTTCCCGGCCTCCAGCACGCGGCGAATTTCTTCGCCGTCGTGCTCAACCACCACATAGCCAGATTTAATATTGCCGGGATCAATCGCTAGAATCGTTCCCATCAGGCCACCTCCTTTGTTCTACGGGCAAAACTTATATTCTGCCGCTTCGCAGCAATCCATAAATGCACCGCAGGCGGTGAAGCATCCATCAAGCCACCTGCCGTGCCGGATGGTCCGAGTTTTGCCGCCTGCTGCGTTCCACGCTGCAACCGCGTTTTCCGGATCTTCGTCGCTTTCATCAAAGACCTGCCCCATTGCGTGGCATGTCTGGCATTCGACCCACGATGGCTCGACTTCGATGTCTGCCCCAACATAAGCACCGTTCCTATCAATTTCCGGAATCGTATAGACTCTGCCTCCCATGAGTTTTGCTTTGCCTCCGCAGAACGGGCACGGTTTCAGTTCAGCCATCCTTCTTGCCCTCCGTTTCCTCGGCGGAATTGTGCGTCAGCACCCACAGCTCCCCGGCTCTCTTGAGCCAGTAGAGCCAGTCCGCCATAATTGCATCAATCACCGCAGCCGCCTTGTCATGTGGCATGGCGAGAATCGCCTCCGAGGAAAGCTCCGTCGTATTATCTTCCATCACGGATTCATACAGGCGGCTACGGATTGGGATTCTGCAATACTTTTCCTGTCCGTTAATCGTCCCACGGATTACTCCCGGGTCGCTCATGCCTTGCCCTCCATTTCCTGCAGCGCCTTTTTGGCCTCCTCGCGGGTGAGGAAAACCGTCTTGCCGACATCACGTGCATCCATAACGCCGCAGCGTGATGTGTTCAGCAGAGTTCTCCCATTAAGCGTGCTTATATCTGTCACAGTAAAACTGTAAACTTGCTCGACCGGGTGACTACAGAATGTCCAAAGCCCGTCGCCCACCTTGCACGGCAGCACTACCACGCGCCCGTCCTTGTCGGCCTCGGCAAGCCCGCGGAGGCGGCTAGGCTCCACGCCCAGCGCCTGCGCTGCCAGATTTATCATCGCGTCCTCCGTAAATGGAGCCTTGATTTCCTCCGGCGTCAGCCCCGTGTCCTCGTAGGCTTTCAGACGTCCGTACAGATCACGGACCATCTTGCGGAAAATATCCTTGCCAAAGCCGTTGCTCGTTGGGCCGTTGATCAGCACGTTGAGCGTGCTGTCCCGGCACTGCTTCCAGTCGATTTCCTTGCCGCCGATCGCGGCGTGCAGAAATCGGTCGGTATCCGGGTCTACGTTGATATTAGGACTTGTCAGTCGTTCCATGTCTCTTCCTCCACATAGCACCAACTCTGCGGTGGACGTTCAAGCGTCCTCCCGCACTCAACAAGGTTGATGCTCCCGTCAGGGTTATAGTCATATTTTTGATATGGGCAAGCAACCATGCGCGATGGACACGATTTATCATCATTTTTATACCTGCACACAGGGGAAAACTCGCTCAGCTCTCGCGGCGTGTCGTATATTTTCAGGTTGACGATATGCCAGCCGTAGCCGGTTCCCTTTAGGTAGTTCACAATTTCTTCCCGCGTCAGGCAGGCTTGCTTTTCTACGTCATCCGGTGCATGGTTGAGGGGCGCAAGCTCATAAATCCGGTCACAGGTGAACTCGCCAATGACCTTGCCGCCGCCGTAAAACTGTGGCCTTGGATAGTCCGTCGCAATGAAGTCCTCGTGCGGATATTTTGGCAGCGTGCAGTAGATATAGCACTTAAACGGCGTGTCCAACTTTGGCCGCGTCTTACGCACCTCAATGGTCTTTTCGCCGCTGGCGATCTTTTCGCACCACTTCGGGCGGATGCTCAGCATAACAGCTTTACTCATGCTTGCCTCCTTCCTCCGGCGCTTCCGGCAATCCGCGCCATTCCCACGCATTCTTGTCGAGATGACACTCACGGCATTTGCACGTCTTTGATTTACAGCTGGAGCAGTCGCGCGTATCGCACGCATACTTGCAATTCTTGCAACTCCGTGCATCCGCGAGGTCTGCTAACGCCGCGTCCCTCTCGGCTTCTGCCTTCGCGTTCTCGGCGGTCAGGCGCTCGATCACGTTAGCAGCCGCAAACTCGATGTATTCCCGCCGATCTTGGATTTCTCCGACCTTGCAGTTTTCGCACGCGTCGTCGTGTCCAAGCCCCTTCGCGCAGCACCGCAGCGCCTTCACGATTTCCTGCCCTGTCATAGCGCGGACGCCTCCATTCCATCAAAAATCATCTGGCCGGGCAGTTCATCCGGATTTAACAGCGCGGCTTCCGGATCCCGCCACTCGACGCCGATGTAGTCCAGCACACGGCCCCAGCCGTACCAGTTCCCGCGATCATCCTGCATTACGTGATTCATCCACATTTCCCACTCCTTTGGATTCCGCTCCCACAGCCGGTCGAACCGGTGCGGGCGTTTTTCCATGTGCACGCCGAACCCGCACATGGAGCACCCGGTTCTCTGTGCTTTTGTCGTCCTGAGTGTTCCGTCTGCGTCGCGCACGATCTCTCCGTAGATTTCCGGCACCGGAACCTGCAAATCCAGCGCAAGCTGCAAAAGATCCTGCCGCGAAAAAATCGCGAATGGACAGCTGCGTTTCGTTCCCGGCGATATGTAGTTGCACCCGTGCATCATCAACGCTTTCTGCCTGCGCCCTCCTTCGGACGCCATCAGGCCCATATACGGGAAGCTTCCGGTTTCTTTGGCATAATCGCTGCAAGGCTTTTCTTTCAGGTAATAGCAGCACTTATCCGATACGAGAAAATCCGGCGTTTTGTAGCTAACGCCTTCATTCTCATTTTCGTATCCGCCGAAGATCTCCAGCCATTTTTGCGCCAGCTTCATCCGCGTCCCCGTGCGGAACCCGCCGTAAGCCCCTGTTTCCCCAGTGATGATCGCATGGCGTACCGTTGCGTTCTTCTCGCTTGGATTCTGCAAAAGTGAAATTTTCCCCGCAACTTCCTTGGAGATCACCGGCCATCCGTACTCCCGTAGCACTTCCACTTTGCTTTTCAGCGGTTTCAGCGGCTTCACGCCGAGTTGCTTGTGAATCAGCTGAATGCTTTTATCCTCAAGCGACGATACCGAGATGGCAGGCACATCAATACCGATGCTGCGAAGGAACAGGAGCAGCGTGATGGAATCCAGCCCGCCGACAGCTACGTAGCAGCTACCTGCAACGTCTGGGTGATCGTAGAATTCCCATGCGCGGATTTTGGCGTATTTCACCTTGAACGCATAATCCATCTGCTGTTTTACTCGAAAATCCGCAATCTTCCGTTCGGTATCCAGCCTTGCATTTCGCTCCAGCACATTCTCTTTCATTTTGCCTCCTCCATCCCCGGCGTCAGCTTCGCCAGCATGATCTGCCCCAGATCCGCCACGTACACCAGCCGCCCGCGGCTGTACACCAGCAGCTTCTCGCCCTGGATCTCCATCCGGTCTGCCTCGATGTTCGTCAGATCGTGGCAGCAATCGCAAACAAATCTCATGCCTTATCCTCCTTGTTTTCCGCAAGCATTCGCTCGACCGCCTCCAGCTGGAACGCATCAAGTTCGTCCCCGTGGCGCTGCACGCCTTGCTGCAATCGGGCAGCTCCCTTTGATACCGGCCCCATCACCCTGTCCACAGCTGCACGCTCTAACGGGTTCAGATCGTCATGATGCCCCTGCACGCCGTAGCCGGGCTTTGCAGCGCGGCTGTACTGTGCAGGCTGTGTTCCGCCTTTGTCCTGTTCTTTTGCCAGCCAGCGGACGATAAATGCGTTAATCCCGCGTTTTGTCTTCCGCTTGGCCGGATTTGCGTCCAACCAGCCCCTCATGTTCCGCAGCTGCTGTATCACGTCGACAGCAGGGTACAAGCCCGCCCATTCCTGGCATTGCTCCACGGAAACGGAATATTCCGTTCCATCATTCAGCGGCAGAGAGATTGCTGGCGGCGTGGATGCCGCTTGCGGCTCCGCGCTATCTTCCGCATCTCGAATAGCGAATTCGATTCTCGATTCTCGATTCTCGAATACGGGAACATCTGCACGCATTTGCTTGCAAATGATTTCATCCGCTTGTTTCCCTTCATCAGGTGACGGGAATTTGCTTACCTTCGCACGCTGCGTCTGATACTTGCCCCATGTTGGTAGGTAAAGGAAGCGCTTGCCCTCAAACACATACAGAGCAACCAATCCAGCACTCGCCAGCCCATGAAGAGCATTTTCTACAGTTTTGAGCGTGAGGTTTTCTTTCAGCGGGAAGAGGCGGTTTTTCACGACCGCCGCTCTCCCGTCAAAGCGTCCGAAATCATCACAGTTTACAATGAGCCGATAAAACAGAACTTCTTCAAACCACGAGAGTTTGTCGACGCTATCGCTTGTGCAGATGCTTTCCCGAATAATTCTGTTCGGCATATTTCAGCCCTCAGAACGGCAGGTCGTCGTCGCTTTCGTCAAGCTGTTTGAACTCCTCTGCGCTGGCCGGTGCAGGCGTTACAAAAGATTCGGCCTTGCTGGGCTTGAGATACCGGATACAGTCGCGCGTCACACCGTCATTGCCCTCAAACGGCTCCATGTGCAAAATGCAGTTGCGGCCTATCAGATCGTCAAGTTCAAAATCTGTGCCCGGCTCAATGCCAAGCGCATTTGCATATTTCCCGATCTTGTCTGCGTCATATTCGCCGGTATCACGGTCGGGCCAGAAGTTCTTGAAGATGTGCTTCTTCTGGTATTCCTGCTCGACGTCCTCACGGACAACGAAATCGAACTTGATGCATTCGTTTCCGTTCTTCGTTACGCTGTAGCCGCACGATTTCAAATAGCACTCATAGTCGCCAGCCTTCATCAGGCCGCCATTATTCTTTACTGCCTTAAATCCCATCTACTTTGTCCATCCTTTCAGTGTTCATTTCCCAATGTGTAAAATAATCGTTGATATAACCGTTTGCCAAAAGCCAATTGATAAAGCATGAAATCGTATCTTCGATAGGCGCGAAATCGCCGCGCCGGTACGTCTCCGCGTAAGTGTTCGCGCCGTCGAAGATCAGGTATGTAAATTTTGACGCGCCGGGCAGCAGATGCAGATACATCGGATGCTGCGGGCTGTGCAGATACTTGCCGTATTCGTACCGCTGCACGCGCTTGATATCGTAGATGATTCCGGCCTTTACGTAGTCGCAGACGCCGTATAACTGGAAATCCAAGCCCGATACGTGTAGCTTCCCGGCGACCGGCACTTGCGGCTGACCGCCCGCACAAATGCGGGAAAACTTTGCTACAGCCCGGTCGTATTTCTCACTGACAGGCTCAATTGGTACGCCAGCAACCGTGCTGTTAATCGCCGCTTCGAAATCAATGCCCGCCTGCATAGCTGGTGTCGTCTCCCTCTCTTCACGCCGAAGCGTGGAGAGGAAGGAGGACAGCGCCGCGTCTGCATACGCATCATCCGCATCAAGAAAGTGCTTCCAGCTGCTCAGCAGGCTTTGTGTCAGCCAGTACATAGGCGTTTTTCTCCTTATCGTATTTCAGGCCGAGTTCCTTGCACTTGCGCTTGAACTCTGCGCCAAGCTCTGCGGCGCTGGTCAGCGAGTGTTGGAGCTTTGCCAGCTCTTTGCGGGCTCTCAGCGCCGTTTTTGGGTCGCCGACAAGGGCAATAAACGCGCGGCCTTCCTGCATCGCCACGTCATATGCGGTTTTCTCACCGCTGTAGATTGCGGCCTGCGCATTGATATCCTCCTGCGCCTTACGGAACAGATCTGTTAGGAACGTGGACTTCTGGCCGGGCTTGAGTTCCGGCAGTTGCATCACGCCGCGCACACCGAAGCAGCCTTTTGCAAAGTATTCGTCTGTCGGTGTAAAGCCGATCATGCGCTTGTTGCCCATCATGAACATATAGCCACCAAAATCGGCAGGCGTCCAAACAATATCCTTCGCGCTGCCCTCGCAGGAAAGGCGCGTCTGGATGGTGTCTCCCTTCTGCTGTTCCGTCGTGTGGAACACCACGATCAAATGCTTCCGGTCTTTTGCGCGGATCTGGTAACACAGCCGGTCGAACTCGGATTTGATCACGCCATACATTGCACGGCCATCCTTTGCAGCTTTGCTGTCCTGCTTCTTTGCCCAGTCCTTCATCAGCTGTACCAGCATACCGCCGGTGTCGATCACGACGGACTCAGCCGCCTTGTATTCTTCGGAGTCCATATCGCCAAGCATTTCTTCGTAGGATTCCACAACAGAGGTCACGCCGCGCTGCTCCGGCCTGACGCGGGCAATGCCGTTGTCCGTGTCGAACAGAAACGGCTTCGGTGCGGAAAGCGCCAGCGTTGTCTTGCCAAGGCCGGGCTGTCCGGAAATGATGCACATGAATTTCTTGTTGCTGAAATCGAGTTCAGCGGGTTTCTTGATTGCCATTTTATCCTTCCTCCTGTTTCATCTTTCCCACCAGCCACAGCGGCGGGAACAAATAACGATCTTCGTCCTCCGGCTCGTCCGGCTCGTACTCCGGCTCGTACTCCGGCTCTGGAATGCTCAAGTACAGGTTTTCGCCGTCATACGCCATTCCGGCTCACCTCCTGGCGGATCAGCGCTTCACAGAAGCTCTGCACCGTGGAATAGCCCAGCTTTTTCAGAAGCCTGTCCAACTTCTTAGCCTGCTCGTCCGTCAGCCGGAAATAATACCGGTTCACCTTCCGGCGCTTATCGCTGCGGTTCTTCGGCGCGTCCAGCGCCTTGATCGCCGCAGCTGCCTCCGGAACAAGCTGCACGCCGTATTTCTCCGGCGCTTCGCACTGAGAAAGCAGGCATTTGTTGAACTTCGGGTAGTCGGCCCGATGTACCGCGTCGACGCAGGCTTTCGCACCATGCCGGACGCGGGAATCCGTTAAACTTGACATATGTTCCTTTCTGCCCTATAATGAGGGCGACAATCGTTTTCCTTTCGGCCTCTGTCGCGTTGCCGCGCGGCAGGGGTCATTTCTTTATGCCAGACCATACAGCAGCGCTACGAGCGCGACGAAGCCAGTCACGACGCATTCATACGTCATTTCGGCCGTCCCGGCCATTGCGGCCAAGATCATCGCTGCGCCGCTGACCCAAAGGCACAGGCCCTTGACGATCCGCCGCGCCGCCTTGCGGGCCTCCAATTCTTCACGCAGCCGCTCCCGGCGCTCCTCGGTCGTTTCCTCCGGCTCATACCCGAGCCGTTCTGCAAGATTGGTTCTCATTCTGCGTCCTCCTTCGTATCCGGCAGCCGTTCTGCCGATTCTACCAGTGCCATAAGCCGTTTATAGTTCTCCATCCTTTCCCGGCGGCGTTTTGCGAGGTTTGCAGCCCGCTCCGCTATTTCCGCGGGCTGGTGTGCGGCCATTGCCTCAAACTCATTGGCCTCATTGTGGGTCGCGATCACAAGTAGCTCCAGCGTGTGCTTCAGCTCAAACCAATCGTCTCCGCTGAGAATCAGTTTCCGCATTCCGCTTATCCTCCTTCGTCTCCTGCATCCGCCTGACGAGACGCGCCAGACGGGCGTTTTGTGTCACGAGCTTCTGCGCGTCCAGATCCAGTCCCTTTCGCTTGAGTCCGTTAATGATCTGCGCTGCCTGGCACTCGCAGACCAGCACCGCCTCGATCAGATCATGCAGCTCCTGCGCATCCAGCGTCAGGGTGTAGGTCTTCACTTCCGCCATGCTGCATCCTCCTTCTGTTCCTGTTCCCGGCAGTTCTAACTTTCATTTGTTCCTCCTCATGCTCCGAGAAACCGCAAAAACGGCTCTCTCGGGATCTTCACTCTGTGCTTGCTTGTGCAGCAGACCGGGAAGCCCAGCTTTTCAGGCTGTTCCCTCGCCATCAAGCGAAGCCATTGCGGGTTACAGCCGAGAACCTGCGCCGCCTCGCTTGCGAGGATTGTGGGCTTTGACATTGCCCGGATATCGTCCAGCGTCATTTTTCCTCCTTTCTTCGTTCGATCACGGCCTTAACCGCGCCTTCCAAGCGCTTCCTCGCACCCGGCGGATTTCTTTTCCCGTTCAAGATCAAGGACAGATAGCCTTTTGTAAGTCCAAGCTCTGCGGCAAGATCGTCGTATGAAACACGCGCATTGTGCATTTTCCCGATCAGTACGCCTGTCCATTTTTCAGGCATATACACACCTCCATTCTGTTAAAATTGTTGACTGCAACGCCCCGGACGTGCTATACTGCCATTAGCCCTTTTAGGTAAATTCAGGAGGTGGTTGTCATGACCAAACTTTTGAACTTGCCAGTTCCAGACCAAAGAAACGGCGTGATGCGTTAGGGCAAGGGGCAGCGCCAGAACTGCCAAAGTGAGCGGCGCGTCATAGAAGCGTAAGTTCGTTTTGTGTCAGGATGGCATTGCCAAGCCGGTGGAAAGAACTCTACCAATTCGGACGGATGCGAAGTAATGCAGACGACCATCCTGTGCAGCGCGTTCTGGTAAACAACTCTGGGGGAAACCGCTCGTGAACGAACCACGGGCGGCTTTTCTTTTCGCCGCAGTCAACTTTTGAAATTTGTTGTTGAAATTGTTTACTGTTTGTGCTACTATGAATTTGCGAGAAACACATTAGCATTGGCGCAAGCGTTGATTTGCTTGGGTCTAGTCTGTTGCAAACTTTTTCAACCACAAGGCAATAATACATCAAACATTCTCAACTGTCAACCGCTATTTGCAAACTAATTCAACTTTCGTCGTATTTAACAATTCCAGAGGTGTATTATTGTGTTTTATGACAACTTTGTTGCGCTTTGCGCTTCTGTAAACAAAACCCCTGCATACGTTGGCCGAGAACTCGGAATTGACAAATCAACAATAAGCTGTTGGAAAGCGCGGAAGACAAAACCCTCTGACGTAAATGCGCAAAAAATCGCCGACTACTTCGGCGTAACAGTAGAAGAACTGATGGGCAAAAGCATAAAAAAAGACCCCATCCCGAAGGATGAGGCCGAAGATAGCGAAACCGCAGAACTCCGTGACATTTGGAGTTCTGCGGATGAAAATGAGCGCCGTGATTTGCTCAAAATGGCGCGTATGCTAAAGAGCCGGAGAAAGCAGAATGGATGATGCAAGCGACCTTCCGTTTTCGGAAATCGAGTTGAGCAAAGATGAAAGAAAAATGCTTAAAGCGTTGGCAGATAGCAGAATATTTGCGACGGATGATATTTTCCAGACCGCAAATAGGCTGAAACATTTTGGACTTGCAAATCTGCACCCAATCCCCAGCAAAGATGGTGTCCCTGTGTTATCGTTTGGCGCGTCCTGCGCAATTGAAATAGAAGAACGCGGGAAGGACTACTTGGCGTATATTGATCAGCGGAAGAAGTCCACAAAGGCTAGTCGAATCCATGATTTAGTGATTGCAGTAATCTCATTCCTGCTCGGGATGCTTACGTCTGAACATTTCTGGAATTTCCTGAACAAATGTCTGTCAGGATCCGAGGGCTAAAGTCGCTGCAAACTGCTTTAAGCTTTTTTTCGCAGACAAGCACGATGTCGCCGCCTGGGCTGGCCGCGCCGATCGCGTGTTCGCACATCCGGCACGCTTCTCCGCACTCATCTTTTGTAGAAATTTCAGTCCTGATTCTGCACAACTGCAGCATAATATTATCGTACTTTTCCTTGCTCAGAAACATTGTTTCGCTCCTTCCACATTCTAATTAGTTCTAGTTTTTCCTCTGATGTAAGTTCCATTAAATACTGAAAGCCAATATCAGCGGGCGCAATTTCTTCACCCTTATTATAGCACAGATCACCCTGAACACAAGTCATTTTTGCGTCCTCCTTCTCTAATCTTCCAAATTCCGACGTTTATTTTTGTGCAGCTTCTATGTTGCGGTGGCTGGTTCTAAGTGGTAATATGTAATTGTTTACAAACCATATAAGGAGTGCCGCATTGATGACTAAAAATGAATATATTGTGCAGTGCCCAAGATGCGGGGCAGAGTTCCCGGAACGGGAGAAGTTCTGCCCGCACTGTGACACGCCGAACCGGAAGATGATCTGCCGCTCTTGCGGAACGCAAATCAATGCAAGTGCCCGCGTCTGTCCGGAATGCGGCGCAAGAAACAAAAAGATGATTTCGGTTCAAAAAATCGCGATTCTTTCTGTTCCGTTCGCTGCCGTTGTGCTGGCAGTTGTCCTTATCGCATCAAAGCCCGCGAAGAAGCCAGCCGAGCCGATCAAGAGGCAGGAGCCGGATACAATCTCCGCATCGGAGTCGGCAAAGACGGAAGACGACGCACAGACCGAGGAAACGGCAACCACACCGATAACGGCTGAAAAAACATGGGGCAATAAGGTCAAGCTCACGATCCCAGCCGACTTTATCGGCGAAGATGCGACGCAGCAGGCATTGGACGAAAAGGTAAAGGAAACAGACGGGCTTCTGTCTATAGAGCTGAATCCTGACGGCTCCGCGACCTACGTTATGACGGCGGCACGGCACAAAGAGCTTATGCAGGAGCTGGCGCAGAACATTGACGCCCAGCTTGCGGACATGGCCGGTTCCTCTGACTACCCAAACGTCATTTCCGCCGAAGCGTCCAGCGATTACACGTCCTTTACTGTAACGCTTTCTACTGATGTGGTTGGGCTTCAGGACTCACTCCTTACACTGGCATTTTATATGTACGGCGGTATGTACAACGCATTCAACGGAACTCCGGCCGACAACGTGCGTGTGCAGTTTGTAGACCAGGCCGGAAATGTGCTGGAGGAAGCGAACTCGAGGGACGCACAATAAATTCAGTGCAGGATTCTCGGTTCCCGCCGATCGTCCTGTTCCCGGCCTACGTCCGCGACGCAGGAAAACAGGAGCGGAATGCCCCTGATGTAGTCCACGCTGACGCTATGCACGTCTGTCAGCTTCGCACCGTCGACCGTCACGTCGACCCGCCCATTGTTTACCCGGATATTGATGCACTCCATATTTTTTCCTCCTGACATTTATTATAGAACGATTGTTCTAAAAATCAACATGGCATTATAAACAAACAGACCGCGTTATTTTTGGGAATCAGGAACCAGATGGTGTACAGGTTATGGGACTGATGATTTGATATAATATTTGGTTTGACCGGCCCCATCGTATCTGGAACATACGGTGGGGCCATTTCAGCAGATGCCGAATTCAGGAACTATCTGCTACGTTTTCATTGTACCAGATAATGTTTGTAAGAAAAGGGCGAATCCTGCGTTCTTGTCACATGTTTTGCATTTTTATATGGAAAATGTAAGAAATAAAACTGAAACTTACGAATGGAGGCGTAATCATGTCCGCAATACAGGATCTCGCTCCGTTTATCGGCGCGTATCAGGGGAAGATCAGAAGGGCAAAAGATGCAAGCGGGATGACGTTGGAGGAGCTGTCGAACGAGTCCGGCGTTTCCTTCTCTGCCGTGAGCCGATTATACGCTGGAACACAAGCGGATCCACGGCTTTACAACTCGGCTGCGCTATGCAAAACGCTCGGGTTGTCGCTCGACGAGCTGTTCGGCCTTGAAAATCGCGTCGGAAGCCCGGAAAAGCTGACCAAGCAGATCCATCACGTCGAGCTTGAAAACGCCAAGCTGGAGGCAGCAACAGCCCTACAGAGCGCGCAGATAAGGTCTACACATACAATGTGTTACATTCTCGCCCTATTTTGTTTGCTGCTCTCCTTTACCCTGATTGCCTGCCTTGTAACGGATGCGCAGATTCGGAACGCAGGCCTCATTCGCGATGGAGATTTGACCGTAACCGCATGGGCGTGTATCGCCCTGATCGTAGGTTCAGTTCTGGCTTCTGCAATTACTTTCTACGCGATCCGAAAAGAACGTGGAGGGAAACATGGAGTGCATCAAGTGTAAAAAAGAAATTCCAGACGGCGCGCCCTACTGTTGCTGGTGCGGGAAAAAACAGGAAGCGCGGCGAAACCGGACACGCGGGAACGGGCAAGGAAGCGCTTACCAGCGAGGGAAAACGTGGACTGCCCGGTGGACTGAAAAGACGTACCTTGACGAAAACGGCAAACTCCATCAAAAGATGAAGACAAAGGGAGGCTTTACGTCAAAGCGTGCCGCGCTCCAATATGCAGCAAACCCTCCGAAGGAAGAGCAGCGAATCCCCACTCTCAGAGAATACTACAAAACATATCTGCGTGGGGATTATCTGTCCTTATCGGCTGATCGTCAGGGAGCGGCGGAAAAGGCTTTCGAGCGCATGAGAGAAATCGCCGACCGTGAGATAGACGCGCTTACCATCGCGCAGATACAGGATGTTATCGACCGCAACGCCAGCACCTATTACACACGGAAAGATATGAAAACCGTCCTTTCCCACTGTTATAACCTCGCAATCGCAGAAAAGCAGACAACCGTGAATCTTGCAAAGTACATAAAGCTTCCGGAATTGGAAGAGAAGTCGCCGGAGCCGTTTACCGACGCCGACGTAAAAAAGCTATGGGAAGCGTATGCAAAAGACCACTTCGTTGGGTTTATTTTAACGATGATTTATACCGGCATGATGCCCGGTGAGCTTCTGAAACTCAAGAAAGATATGATTGACTTTGAAAAGAATGAGATCGTCCGAGGCGGCATAAAGACAAAGAAGCGGAAGGAAACGCCTATGGTCTTCCCGGATTTCGTTGCGCCGGTGCTGCATGAACTATGCGAAGAAAGCAAATCGCGCGTCGGAAATATCTGCTGCATAAACAAAGATAATTTTTACAAGAGATATTATGAGTGTTTGGAGCTTGCCGGAGTGCAAAAGCTACCACCTTACTCATGCCGCCATACAACCGCTACAGCCCTCGCGATGAAAAACATCGACCCGTTTACGATCAAGGAAATCATGCGCCACACGAAGATAACGACTACCCAACGGTACGTACACCCGGACATGAAAGGCATGGTCGATGCCGTAAATCAGTTGCAAAACGACTCGACAGAGTGAATTATGTATGCTACAAAATATGTTACAAACGCCAATTTCCCCAGTGTTTTCAATGGGTTTTTCTCCCCTGCTAAGGGAGTAGGCGTCTAAAAAGCGCGCGAGAGTTCAAATCTCTCC